ATATCTTATCTTTAAAGTAATTCATTTTATTTAATATGCCACTATATACATTTATAAATAAATTAACAAATAAGAAGTACAATAAAATTATGTCATATGAAGAACTTCTCGAATATATTAAAGACCCTAATATTGAACAAGAATATAAGCTAAGTATATTTAGATGTTCTGATAATAATGGTGAGAAAGACCAGATTGTAGATTGGTGTAGAGATAAAACAATTCATGGGAATGGTAAGTTTCAAACTTATGGTAAAGTAAAAACAGACCAACACAATCATAATTATAAAGTATTGAAAGATAGGAAGCATTTTAGTGAACCGCAGGAAGATTAAAATAAATACAAAAGCTAAAAGAGAAATTGACAAGTATCCTCTTGTTGAAGTCCATTGGTATGATATTGTTTCAGATTCCAATTGGCAAAGTATATCAGCTTGTGAGAAAGCAAAGCTTCCTCCTTGTGTAACTAAAGGACATCTACTTTCACAAAAGAAAGGTTTAACAAGGATTTTTGGTGATTATTCTCTATCAGAAAAGGAAGAAGGGTCTATAGATGAGATTGCAAATACAACTTTAATACCTACATCTGTCATTATAGAAATTAAAAAGATTGTTGACAAACGACAATAATAAGTGTATTATTATTAATATATATCAATATTAGAAGGTTTAAATTATATGGCTTTACTACCTGCTGCTGATAGACAGAATCAACTTATGCAAACTGAAGAAGTTGCAGAAGAGGGTTATGATGCTCTTGTTGGTTTAATTAATAAAAAATTTCAAGCTTGTAAAGATACTCGAAATGATGATGAGAATAGATGGTTACAATCTTATCATAATTATCGTGGAAGATATTATAAAGATATTCATTTTACTCAACATGAAAAATCTAGAGTCTTTGTTAAAGTTACTAAGACTAAAGTTTTAGCAGCTTATGGACAAATTATAGATGTATTATTTGGAATGGGTAAATTTCCATTAGTCATTCAAGAAACAGAAGTTCCAGAAGGTATTGCTCAATACGCACATATGAATCCTCTTAACGAACAAATGGGGGATGATAATATGCAACCGACTCCAACTGTTGAAGGAAATTTAGAATATACTCCTGGTCAACCTATGAGTCCTACTTCTAATTTAGGATTTCCTGGTGATGGTAAACCTTTAGCAAAGGGTGCTACCTTTGATTCTTTAAATGAAAGTTTCTTAGGTGGATTAGAACCTGAATTAGAAAAAGCTGAATTATCAGAAGGACCTGGACATCTTCCAGAATTCCCTCAAATTAAACCTGCACAAATTGCTGCACGAAGATTAGAAAAACTTATTCACGACCAATTAGAAGAATCAAATGGTAATGTTACTTTACGTAATGCTATCTTTGAATCTTGTTTATTAGGAACAGGAATTCTAAAAGGTCCATTTACTTATAATAAAACTGTACATAAATATACAGGAACAGGAAATGGTACTGCTAGAGAATATACTCCTGATTTTATTAAAGTTCCAAAAGTAGAATTTGTTAGTATTTGGGATTTCTACCCAGACCCTAATGCTAGAAATATGGATGAGTGTGAATTTGTTATTCAAAGACACAGAGTTAACCGACATCAATTTTTAGATTTAATCAATAGACCTTATTTTAGTAAAGAAAAAATTGAAGAATGTTTAGCTGATGGTCCTGCTTATCAAAAATTAAGTTGGGAACAAAATATAGATTTAGAAGGAAGTTCGACTGGAGATATAGAAAAAAACAGATATGAAATTTTAGAATATTGGGGAACCATTGATGCTATGACTGCAAAAGAACAAGGCTTAACAATAGACCCTGATATAGCAGATACAACAGAAGTTCAAGTTAATGTTTGGATGTGTAAAAATAAAATAATTAGAATTGTTGAAAATCCATTTAAACCTTTTAGACTTCCTTATCAATCTTTTCCTTATGAAAAAAATCCTTATAACTTTTTTGGAATAGGTGTTCCAGAAAATATGGATGATGCTCAACAAATTATGAATGGTCATGCAAGAATGGCAATTGATAATTTAGCTTTAGCTGGAAATTTAGTTTTTGATATAGATGAATCTGCTTTAGTTAATAATCAAAGCATGGAAGTTTATCCTGGTAAGATTTTTAAAAGACAAGCAGGAGTTCCTGGTCAAGCAATTTATGGAATTAAGTTTCCAAATACTGCTGTAGAAAATATGCAGATGTTTGATAAGTTCAGACAACTTGCAGATGAATCAACAGGAATACCATCATACTCACATGGACAAACAGGAGTTCAAAGTATGACAAGAACAGCATCAGGTATGTCAATGCTTATGGGTGCTGCATCTTTAAATATAAAAACAGTTATAAAAAATATTGACGACCAATTAATTAAGCCTTTAGGAGAATCTATGTTCCAATGGAATATGCAATTCTATGAAGGTGAGTTACCAATTGTAGGAGATTTGGAAATTAAAGCGACAGGAAGTTCTAGTTTGATGAGAAAAGAAGTTCGTTCTCAAAGACTGACAATGTTCTTACAAACTATTCAAAATCCTGCGATTGCTCCATTTGTTAGAATCTCGGAAATCATTAAAGAGTTAGCATACTCTTTAGATTTAGACCCTGATGAAATAATTAACTCTAAAGATGAAGCAGAAATTTATGCGAAAATTATAGGATATCAGAATGCTAACAAACCAAATGGCTCACAAGCTCCTGCACCTGGTCAACTCGGACCAATGGAAGGTAATGGAGGAGTACCTCAAGAAGGTACAGCACCAAACAACTCTGGAGTTGGCGAAAGCCCAATCGGACCAGGTAATGTATCAATGCCAGGGGAAATGGAATTTGCTGGACAGACTACAGAACCTACCCCAGCAGGTTAAAGAAATAGTTAAAGGTAGTGTTGACTAATTAACAATTAGTTGTTATAATAACAATATAGGATAGAAATGACTTCAAATCGCCACAAATGGGATGATAGAGGTTTCACTCGAAAACCCCCAGTTTATCTAGATACATTAATGGATAATTTAAAAGAAGGTTATATTGATACAGAAGGACCTTATGATTCTGACGATAATGAAACAAAAGTTATTCTTAATAAAAAGAAACCTATGAAAAAAGTAATTAACATGGCAACAGGTGGACTAATGTCTAAACCACCTTATCTTAGAAACGAGGAAGAAAAAGATACAGGTATTACACCTTATGATGTAGATTCTCCTGAATCTGCTAGAAAAGGAATGCCTTCTCGATTACTTTCAAAACAAAGAACAAGATTTTCAAAAGGTGATATGGCTAAAGGACCAATTAAACCTGAACAAGTTCCAAGTATAGATGCTTGGGAAGATGCTACAGATGAGTCAGATGTAATTCATTTAGTTAAATTAAATAAACTAGAAGAAAGAACTTATAAGATTTTAAAAGCTGGAAAAGAATTAGATATGAATACTAAGAAGCAAAACGAAGCATTAAAAAAATTAGAACAAAAGAAAAATAAAAAAGCTCTTGGTGGGTACATGGATGAATTTCAAATTGCTGAAGAAGAACCTTTATCTAGAGGAAAAAGAGCTTTAGGTGGAGCAGCAGCTCTTGAAGAAAAGTATGATAGACGAAGAGCTTATAGAGCTTTTCAAGAAGGTGATTTAGTAGAAGATGAAATTATTGAAGAACCTTTAATGGCTCCAGTAGGAATGGAAGAACCATTGATTGAAGATGAGATTGCTGCAGATGATTTAGCTATGGAAGAAGATGTAGCTATGGAAGATGCAGAAAGTGTTTTAGATACTTCAATGTTAAGTGAAGAAGAAGAAGTAGTCGTGGATGCTGCTATAGAAATGTATCCAGAATTAGAAGCCATTTTACCAAAGATGGTTGCAACAGAATTTACAGAAGATGAATTAGTAGAAGGACCTGGAACAGGAACTTCAGATTCAATCCCAGCATTATTGTCAGATGGCGAATTTGTATTTACAGCAAAAGCTGTTAAGAATATCGGCATTGATAAATTAAGAAAAATGATGGCACAAGCTGAAGAAGCTTATGATGCTGGTATGGTTAATCAAGAAGAAACTGCAGAACTTGCAGTAGATGAAACCATCGTATAACAGAATTTAGAGTAGGTACTCTAGATAAACAAGCTACCTTCTATTTTTGTAAATAGAAGCCCTTGTAGCTTCGTTTCAAATTAATCACCTTTTTTTGCTACCTTCAGTAAAAGAAGCCCAAAGGAGGATTTTATGAATAAAGAGAACGAAGGAACAACTAATGAAGTCGAGGCGAATCCATATAATCGCAAAAAGTATTGGCATACAGCAGACGTAATGCCTAAACCAGTACCAGATGCGGATAGTGGACCAGCTGAGCCTGACCCTGAGAAGAAGACAGGATTTGACTACGCAAGTAGCACTACAACAAATAGTGCGAACCCAAATGTTTTATCACCCTCTTCTACAGCTACTTCGGATAAGGTCTTACAGGAATCAGCATTAAATGTTGAAGCCAAACCTTATACAAAAGTTGACTATAAAAAAAGATATGATGACCTAAAGCGTTATTATGATAGGAAACTTGGTGAATGGAGTAATAAAGAAGGAGACCTCAAAGCACAGCTTCGAGATAACCGACCTAAATACACCCCACCTAAAAGTGCTGATGAACTTAGTGCTTTTAAAAAAGATTACCCTGACATTTATGGCGTGGTGGAAACTGTATCTCACTTGCAATCTCAAACAGAGATGAAAGGTTTGCAGGAAGAAGTTAACTCTTTGAAAAAAGCTAACACAGCTTTATCACAGAGAGAAGCTCAATTAGAGTTATCGAAATTTCATCCAGACTTTAATCAAATTAAAGAATCAGATGATTTTCATAATTGGGCAGACACACAACCCATGGAAATTAAGAAGTGGGTTTATGAAAATACTTCAGATGGTAAACTTGCTGCAAGAGCAGTTGACCTGTATAAGAAAGACCGAGGACTTGGATTAGATAAAAAAGCCACAGAAGATAAAAGAGTTACTCAAGGTGCTGATTTGTTAGTTAAAACTAACGAACAAATTCAACCACCAACGAATAATAAAGTTATCTTTAAAAGTTCTGACTTTGAAAAAATGTCAGACGCTGAGTTTGAAAGAAATGAGAAATCTATTCTGATGGCTCAGAGAGAAGGTAGAATTACTAAAGATTAGTAAAACTACTATTTTTATCAACCAAACAAAAAGGAGTCATAAATTATGGCAAATTTTGCAGGTGGTTCAACTACTAACTTTGGTGGAGAAACACCAACAGGAACTCAGGAGAATGCCTTTTGGGTACCTCAAATATATTCCAAGAAAGTTCAAATAGCACTACGTAAAGCATCTGTTGCAGAAGCAATCTGTAACACAGACTATATGGGTGAAATTAAAAACTTTGGGGATACAGTTAATATAGTAAAAGAACCACAAATAACAGTAAGTGATTATACTAGAGGTCTAGCGACTTCTGCTACAGCAATTACTGACGAAGAGCTTGTTCTTACAGTAGACCAAGCTAAATACTTTCAATTTGCACTAGATGATATTGAAAAGAGATTTTCACATATCAACTTCCAATCAGTTGCATCAGACAATGCAGCATACAAGCTAAGAGATGCTTTAGACAGTAATGTCTTTACATATCTAGGTCTTGATGCTTCATCTATCGGTGCTACTAGACAAGGAAGTACATCAACACCTGACACAATAGGTTTTGAATCTGGTCAAGTTGACCCTTTAAATGAGATGAGTCAAGCTGCTTTTTTTCTCGACAGACAAAATTGCCCTGAAGAGGGTCGTTGGTTTGTTGGAGCACCTGAGTGGTACGAATCTTTAGCTAACACAGCTTCTAAACTATTATCAGTTGATTACAACGCTGGTAAAGGTAGTCTTAGAAATGGATTAGTTGCAAGTGGTCTCGTTAGAGGTTTCCAAATGTATAAATCAAATAATCTAGCAACAAATGACCTAACAGGTGCTTCACCTGCTGGGACAGCAACTGCTCCTGTGGCGACATGGGGTCAAATGAGTGCAGTTTCGTGTGCATCTCAATTGAAGATTGTTGAAAGTTTAAGAAGTACTACTACTTTCGCTGACATAGTAAGAGGATTACTTGTCTTCGGAAGAAAAGTTCTTAGAACTGATTGCGTTGGAAGAACAATTTACGTTATAGCCTAATTTATTAGTCTTTACGTTATTGTTAGTATTAAACCTAACACCTAGATAGGGGGTTGAAATATACCCCCTGTCTTTTAAAATCAACCAAAGGATTTATATGGAACATATTAATAAAGCATGGGCTTGGGTTAAAGCCAATAAAAAAATTTCTATTATTGCAGTCGTAGTAGTAGTAGTTATATACAGTCTTGTTAATTAATTTATAGAGGAATTTAAATGAATAAAGCTGTAAAAAAGCTTAAAAAACTCAAAGCCGATTTAGATAAACTTGAAGAAAAAGAAGAAGTGGTTTTAGAAAAAATTGATGAAGCAATTGAGGAATTAGAAAATTGCGACCACTCTGATTGTTCACCTGTTCATTCATTAAAAATTAACGATTAAAAATGGCAAAAACATATTTAGCACTTACTAATGAATTATTAGTAGAACTTAATGAACCAGAACTTACAGCAGTTGCTGATGGAGTAGGAGTACAAAAACAAGTTTCTAATTGTGTAAATAGAGCTTACTCTGATATAGTAGATGCTGTAGATGATTGGTCTTGGTTAAGTGCTGGTAATCCTGATGACCCTTATTATGGTAATACTACTGTTCAAACAGTTATTGGACAAAGATGGTATTTAGCAAAAGCTTTATCTCCAGATGTAGATGGAGATTTTGATTCAGTAAATTGGGATATGTTTACTCTTGTAGATACTGCCTCACCTTATACAATTAATAAATTAGCTTTTACAACTTTAACAGTTTGGAGAACTAATTATGCAAAATCAGAAGAAGCTTCTGCTAGAACTTCTGAATATGCAGTACCATTAAGAGTTATAAGAAGTTCTGATGGTAGAAGATTTGGATTATCTCCAATACCTGATAAAGTTTATAATATACATTTCTTTGCATATAATAGACCAACTGCTTTATCTGCAGATACAGATACAGTTGCCTT